AGTAAAGAGAGTAGTCTTTCTTCCATATTGTTCTAAATATACAAAAAATATTTGAATTAACCAAAGAAATTTACTTTTTCTTTTTCATCTATCCATTCTTGTGGGATTTCTTTTTTAGCCCATTTGAATCCGTTCTTCTCACACCATTGTGCATATGTGGTTTTAGAACCTTTGTATATTTTTCCATTTGGAGATTGTAATACGAACCTTAAATCCATATCAGGATTCTGTTCTTTGATTAGTAAATGTTTCTTTCTATCTTCAGGTAAGAACCATCCTTTTGATTCTATAAAGATATTGTTAGGTAATCTAAAATCAGGTTTGTAAGAATGAGTAGTTGCTGGAATTGTATATGATACTTCATGCTCTTCGTATTCACCATCAATACCTTGCGATTTAAGTTGTTCATCTATGCGAGTTTCCAACCCACTTTTGTGGCCTTTCATCTTTTGGATGTGAGACCAATTTCCTTTTTTATTCATAACTTATTCTTTTTTTCTATTTTATCTTCTTAGGTCTTTACTAGGATTATATCCGTTTGGTTTACCTTTAGTGTTTTGAGGTCCTTCAGTATCATCTGGTGGTAAATCACCATGTGGTAAAACATCAGGAGAATCCATATTAGCGTTTCCATCAATAGGTGGTTCATATGCTTCACCAAAATCACCATCAACTAAAATATCAGGTCTATCTAATTTACCCCAAACATATTTACTTGTAAGTTCACCATTTTCTTTTATTGATTGAACCTCAGTAATTGTAGCAGTGTTACCACTCATTAGAGAACCAGTACCTGGTGCTCCAAACGGGCCATCCATATCCATTCTAACTTTAACAGTTATATCTACATCACTTCTATTTTGAATTGCCGATGCTAATTTACCAATCGCAACTAAATCACCATTTGGATTATATAATCCAATTGTTGTAAAGTAATTTCTAAAATCAGAACCAGTTACGAACCCTTTCATTTCAGAAGCTTCTACATCATTATTTATTTTTAGTGTTGGATTTTGTGATACATTAAATTCATCCGCCCCAACTTCACATAATACATTTAATTCATGTAATCGTTTAGATGATTTATATTTTGTTAACCACCCATATTCAGATGAGTTTGGTACATCATCATTTTCGTTATCAACTTCGTTACCATAGTTCCATGTACCACTCTGTCCAGTCCAAATATATCTGTACTTTGGTCTTGGGTCTGATACTACCATTATTCCGTGATTGTAAAATACTTCACCAACAGTATCAGTTTGATATGCTGAACCTGTTACGAAATCATTATTTGCTAATCCTTTGATTTCTGCTTCTGTTAATCCTTTGTTGTACATACGGAATTCATCTAAAGAACCACTTAAACTAGCAAAGTTTGATGTTTTATCAAATCCACCATCAGAAATAAATCTACTACCTAATAATATATCATATGTATTAGAGATTCCTCTCATTATTATATTATCAATACTACCACTTGTTGGTAATGAACCAGTAACTTCCTTTACACCATCAACCCAAAGTTCCATATGAGAACCTGTTTTATTAAAACATATGTGATGTGGTTCGTTATCGTTTATCTTAGTACCCGATGTTGCAAGTATACGTGTGATTCCGTTAGATAATGATATTCTAACTTTACCATTATTAGAACCTGCTGTTTGATTGAATACTTCTATATCAAATGGGAAGTTACTACTTCCAACATTTCTTCTTCTAAGGATTTGATGTCCTTTTCTAGTAGTACCATAATCTTTTTGAGTACCTCTTTTGGATACTATTGAGTTATGAGTTCCAGATGCATCTGATTGAGATGTTGGTAATACAGTCCATACCGATACTGAGTAGTTGTTAGTTTCGAAAAACTTATAATTTGGTTTGTTATCGATTAATACATATGAATCCGAACCATTGAATTGTACCATTTTTCCAGATGGTAATTGAGTCGGGCCTGTTGTTTTTATACCATCTATGTATTTTAGATTCTTACCAACCCCATTGTTTATGTAACCACTTCTATCTTCAATTATATTATCAAAGGTAGTTTCTCTATCAACAACCTCATCATTAAATCCCCAATATCCAATTAAGTTACCAAATGGAACATATGAACCTGTTGGTAGTGTTGTATCAATTAATTTACCATGATACTCATCTAACTTTATATCTTTGATTGTTATATTAGTTAAATCGCTTGATGTAACTGAAGTATCTACTACTTCAATTGTTCCTGGCCTAACACCATCACCTAATCTATTATGTGGTATTGAAAATATAGATGCTGTCGCAAATAAATCTCTTTCGGTTCTAGCTCTATGTTTAAAAAACATTTGATTTAAACTAGCCCATACAACTTTCTGATGTTTAACTTTTAGAAAATCTGTTGAGTTGGAATTTAGGTTATCTAATTGGTCCGTTTCTCTATATGCTGGTAAACTAATTGACTCTGAAACATTAATCTTTTCACCGAAATTTGGGGATATACCTTTTATTACCGATGTTGAATAATAGTCTTGCCTAAAATTCAAATCAGTAACTACCCACCTTTTATGGGTGTTGAATGGTCGTAATTGAATACCACCCCCGTTGATTGGTTTGTAAGCTGTTGCCATGCGTAGTCATTATCGTTCTTAAAATATTATTTAAAAGTCTAACTTAACTTTCACCAATACTTCATTCGAAAACGATTTTAGAATTGGTTTAGATAACTTAGCTACTGCTAATAGTTCTTGTGAACTATTATATAACCCAACAGTTGTTATATAGGATTTAGGATTATTTGCAAATGTTGGTTGTGCAAATGCTCCATTTGAACCTGATGTATATGATGGATTATTTGAGAAGTTATACTCACCATTCTTAGCTCTTACAAAATAGAATGTTGATTGTACTCTTTCTTCGTTTCTTGCAGCAAATCCGTTATTTGCGTTAATTACTGCTGAACCACTTAGTGATGTGTATAACTTAAATGCGTTATCACCATTAATGTTTGAACCAGTAACAGTACCAAAGTTTAATTTAGTGTTTAATGTATCAGCGTTTAATACAATCACACCTTGCTCTGGATAAACTTGTCCATAATAAGTTTTAGGTGAATGAACTCCGTTTAAGATTGAACCTGAAACTAAGTTGTAAACTCTACCGATTTGTGTTGCTGCTTGTTGTGTATCACCACTATCATCAATTAGTTCGTGAACTAAGTTTGAAGAATGAATGTGAACATTAGAACCAGTATTAACATTGTTAGCGATAGCAGTACCATCTAATTTTCCTAACGTAAGTTCGAAGTTTCCAGGGTCTAATCTATCTTTTAATCTTGCTCTGTTAAGATTGATTGCGTAAATGTGTTGAGATGCAACATCATTAAAACTAAATATTCTTTGATTATCTGGTAGTAGGATTTGTGCGTACTGAGAATAGATAGCGTTTGAAGGAGAATCTTCATTCTGTCCTAAAGAACCACTACCATCATTATGTCCGTATGTGATTGAAAACTGAGATTCTGATGTAGCATCTGTTGATACCTTATCAAAAATCTCGTAATAATATTGTTTTTGTGTATCTGATTGTGCAGAAGATGTAAAGAATGTAGTTAACGTTCCTACGTTACCACTCCATAGACCTCTGGTCACTTTTTCTACACCACCTTCTACAACATCCCCTACTTTGAATGCCGTATATACTCTCTTTGATGTATTAAACGAACCTGCTGGTAAAATTGCCATATCTTATTCCCTTTTAAATTATCCTTATAATGTTGAATCTAATGTGTTACCTACTGAAATATCAGGATTGTTAGTAACAGTTAAATCAATTTCCGTACGTCCACCAGTTTCATTTCCTACAACAAATATTTTAGTTGATATATCAGTATTATCTGCTAATACCTTAGTTGTAATTGTAAATGATTGATTTGTACTAATCGTAACACTTCTTCTATCTTCGTTAGCACCAACAGTATCTGAGTTGTTTGCTATACCACTTCCATCACCAACGATACTTGCCGCATCTGAGTTAAGTAATGTAACGGTAAATCCTAACGTATCATTACCACCATTTTTAGTAGTAAGAGTTACAGATTGTTGTTGTCCACCTTCTTCTAAACTAATTGAGCTTGGGTTAGATTGAATGATTGGGATTCTAATTGTATTTTTTGGAAGTGTTAACAACTTATATCTTAATGAGTAGTTCTCATCTGTTACTGCCTCTACTATCGGCATGTTTTCAATTATGATTCCATAATAGTCTGAACCTAGCGGATGTGCTGGATTCCATAGTTCGTAATCTACTTCGTCATCTGCCAATGCGAATTGACTGATTACAAAGAAGTCCCTACCCTTTGCTAATAACTCTCGACCTTTCTTAGTTAGAATAGCGTCTACTGTTATTGATGAATTATCTAAATATCCCATATTATTACCCTTTTACAATTTGTTTTCTTATATAAATATTAAAAAAAATATTTTTACACTAACTTTTATAATTTTCTATCTTCTTCTGCTTTTTCTATCTTGCTTATCCATCTTTACAATGAAATCTTCTTCACTTTTATTGTTAGATAATGTTTGTCTTAATACTTCCAATACATCTCTCTTTTCTTCATAATTTTCAAATGGAGATTTTTGAGATGGTTTAATTAATATATCTGTAGATTTTGTTGCTCTTTCAGAATCAAAATCCGAATCTTCACTTTCAACAATATCTCTATGAGGAATGATTGGTCTACCCAATCTAATCTCCATAGCTTTTACTTCTTTAATAGTTCTTTCAACTTCATTCAACCCATCCAATTCAGGATTTCTATCCTTCTTCTCCTGTTGTTCTATAATTATCTCTTCTTCTAAAAAAGTTGAAACGTTTGCTTCTGTTTTGGTATTTGTAACCATTCTAATTTCTTTTTGCTTTCGTATCTTTTCTTCTTCAAGACGAATAACCATATTTTGTTTGAGTTTTTCTTTTTTAATTCTAATTTCTTCAGCTAAACGAATAGCTTCTTCTTTTTTCTTTTCAATATCTTTATCTTTGATATTTTTTTCACCAACGATATCTGGATACTTTTCTTTTAGATACAAATAAAACTCTATCTTCATTTGCTCTAATTCTTTTTTGAAAGCTATCCTTCGTTCTTTTTCATCTTCAAATGCTTCTTGAATCTTTCTGAATCGTTCATCTTCAATTGCTCTTCTTTCTTTTTCTTCTGCAAAGATTCTACGTTTATCTTCTTCGTTAAAATCTTTTGTATCCAATATTGGGTCTACTTTTATTTCAGTAGTTTTTGGATTTAATATAGCAGATACAATTGAATTTACATTCCCATCATTTGTTGGTAATGGTTTTACTAAATTAATTAACTCAGCTTCTGATACTTTATCCTCTTTAGTAATTACTATATTATCTTCTAAAGGTTTTCCTGTTTTTACTAAAACTTCAGGTTCTTTTATAATTTTAGAAATCTTCGTAGCTTCTTCTAAAGGTCTTTTTGGATTTTTTATTAATGGTTTTGACATACGGTCATTCAATCTCTTTTCAATTAGATTGTTTAATCTACCCTTATCCCGTCTATCTCTAAATTTTATATTTCTTCTTGCCATTACTTATCCATTAAAAAGGTGAACCATTTTTTATATCAAATTCTTTTCTTCTAAACATCTCAGCTTCTCTTAGTTGTAATTCTTTTTTGTATCGTAAATCAAATTCATCTGCTCTTGCATCTTCAATCTCAATCATCTTTTCAATCTTACGTCTGAATTCTCTAAGTTCTCTTCTGTATTCTTGCAGTCGTTTCCAATAAATATCATCATCTACAACTAAATCTTTAATATCTAATACATCTAATCCAGTTGCAGTATCTACATCTAAGTTTCCTTCAGCTGCAGTTTCTGATGTATATAGTAGTACATTAGGGTCTGCTTTGAATATTTCTATTACAGGTTTGCCATCAGGCGTATCTGGTGAATTAGTAGTTAAAGAATCAGATGTAGCCTTACATCCTAAGAATCTTAAATTCTCTACCGATAATGGTAATTCATCTGTTCCTACTTGCGCTGGTTCTAATGATGATGAGTTTGGAAGTCCTAATGATGCCGATAACGCTGAACTATAGAATAACTTAGTAATCTTAGCGTATTGAGCTGCTTTATTTTCTACAATAGTTGTTGCAATTGGATTGTAATTCCAACTACCATTAGAACCCGTATTCCAATTTAAACCATAACCTACATCTGCTCCTGATTTATAAACAGGTATTACATATTTGTATTGAGATGGTGCGTACATATCTTTAATTTGTGGATTTCCAACATCCTCTACATCATCCTTTTGTGATGAAATAACAAGTAATGTAGATACATCGATTGGGTTACCTTCTAAAGTAAGTTCTTCTGAAGATAAAGTATATGAGCTTGAAATTTCAGTTTCATATTGTTCTGTTTCAGCTGATAAACTATATGAGTTTGTAACTTCAGTTTCTAATATATGTTTAGATGCCGATAACGGTCTTTCCATAGTAGGAATGTGTGCATCGTACATTGGTCTTGTTTGAGTTACCTTAGTTAACGATTTAGCTTTTGGTCTTTCTAAGATATGTGGTTCAATCAAAATACCCGAGTTGTAATCAACTCTAGCGGGCATTGTTTGTCTGATTTGTTCAAATACCGACATATCGTATTTAGCAAGAATATCAATCGTACTATTGATTAAGTTTCTAGAACTATATTTTTTAAATACTTGTCTACGGATATAATCTAATTCTTCGTTTTGTTCGGTGTATCCACTTCTTTGGTCTGGATTACCAATATAATCATCAATATCAAAATATCCCGTATGATTTATAATATCATCATTATACATTTTAGTAGCGGCTAAGTAAACACCAACCACATTTGAATCAACTGGCGCTGAATCGTATTGTGATTTTTCCATTTTGTTTTCAGGATTAAGAATACCAGTCAATGGGTTTGCTTCAGTTCTAACTTTATTGTTAAGGATATTGTTAGCACCTGCTGATGGAACTTTTGTGTAATATTCCTCAGTAACACCAATCAAATCATCATTCTCAAAATTAAATAACGATGCAGTTAAATGAGAACCATTTACAGAACCTGTTATTTGTTGATTAGGATGTTGTGATAGATGTGAATCAGGATTACTAATTGTTTTTAAATTAGAATCTGGAATAAATCTAAACTTCAAATCAAAATAAGATGAGGTTACAGAATTACCATGATAAGATTCTCTTGATAGAGTATGTTCATCAATAACAATATCTTTTAGTGGTTCAGCCCAATATCTTATTTCTTGAATAGAACCACTCATAGGTTGTGCACTACCCCATAATGTTGGAGCGCCACTTATTGTTCCAAACGAATTACCAAATTCAACAACACCACTACCAGTCCAAGCCGCATTATATGATGATTCAGTTGAACCATTAATCGATATACTTGCTGATTTACTTACTTGGATTCTATCTTTTCTGTTTCTTCTATATTGTAATTTGTAAACAGTATCTTTTGTTATATCATTTCCAGAGGTTTCTCTTTCTATCAAAAGAGTTCCCATATTAGAATCAAATAAATTTGGAACTGCTATAGATGCTGATTTATATCCACTACTACCACTTAGGTAGAAATGTATGTTACCTTTTTTGCTATAAAAATCAGTTGGGTATGTTGATTCAAACAATACTCCGAAATCACTACCCTTACGAATAACACCAGTATGTCTGTTTAGGTTTTGAGCTACTTGTAATTCAATAACATCAATTGGGTTTGGTCCACCCACATTGATTGTGATATTACCACCCATACCACTATGACTACTACAATAGTATTTTAAAGTAGGGGTTGCGTTTGATACTACTATTTGAACAGTTGAGTTAGCTTGTCCTTGCGTTCCAGTTACAGTAACACCAGTTGTATAAGATGAATTATCAGATGCTTTTTGGAATCTAAATGGATGTGAACCATTTGATGAATCACTTACATCGAATTTATAAGTGTTACCAGCTAACAATGTTAATGTTGGTTGTTTTACCTCATCAATTTCAAATACCCCATCAACTACTTTAACAACTTTAGTTATAGTTGAACCATTACCAGGAGTATTAGTATTAATTTCATATGTTACTGGATTTATATCTGCTACTTTATCCCAAGGAACTGTAATGTAATTATCTTTATCCATTCTTAAATGGTAAACAAATCTATCATGTTCCCAATATGGTCTTACATCATGCTCAATTACAGGCCCACCATATTCTCTAATTGATAAGAATGTTTGTGGAATACCATATGTAGCTATTAATGCTTTAACGGCTCTTGCTGAACCTTTTGTTTTTAGAAGGTATGGGATATTGTTAACAATCCTTCTCCATACTTCATTGTTAATATCTTCGTGTGATTTAGATGGTAGTGAACCACTATTAGGTACATTACCGAATTTATCAGTTCCTAATCCAAACTCCCAAAGATTAGATGTATCTTTACCATGCGTTAATTTCCAACCCATAGATTTTGCTACATCATAAAGAAGTTCGTTTGGCATACCATCATAAGGATGTTCTTCTCTTTCATTGATAGATGTTAATGCGTGTATGTAAGACCAGGTAATATCAAAGTGATGTCCAATCATATCTACGAATAAAACATATTCTTTGTTTAACGGGTCCTCTACAATTGATGCTGGTACTACTTTTGTTAATCTAGCATCGTTCATTGCGTCGTGAATACTTGCTGAATCTATTAACCCATTATAATGTGCTATACCTTGCGATGAGGTAACACTATAATTTACATTTGGGTATGTGCTTGATTTAGGCCAAGGTTCTAATGGAGTTGCAGATGATGTATAATGAGTGTATAATGAACCTGTAGATTCGGTGTACATCCAACGTTCCCAACCATCAAATCCACTTACTACCGCATCACGTCTACTAATTGATTGTGATATATTTGTTAATGCTTCAGAACCACTTACAGATTCTAACGTTTTAACTCTAGCATCAAATGATTCTATTAACTCTAATTTATATTTTAAATTATTTACTCTCTCTACTGCTGAAGAGTATTTAACGAATGAACCAAAAGATGTGAAATCTAAATTTAATTTTACACCACCAAATGAACCACTAATATACTTATCAATAATTTGTTGTGATGTTGATAAGTTTGTATCTAATAAATCATTCCAACTTTTTAAATCAGTACCTTGGGATTTTCCATAGTTACCCATATCGATTTTAAAGTTAGGTGGTGAAAAGTTTGCCTGCTCTTCAGGTTTTTCGATATTATAAAGTAATATTCTTTCTATGTAAGAATCTCTAATTACTTCTTCAATCATTATTTGTTTCCCTGATAACCCATCTTCTAATGGTTTATATAACTTTACAACTACAGTTTTAAGTTGTGTTGAATCATAGTTTGGGTCATAATATCTAATTTTAGCAGAACGTGGTATGCTAGACCAAGTCGTACCCGCTCTGGGCGGTCCACTAAAATATTGAGACTCTTTTGGAATTGATATTGGATATACTTTCTCTTCCGGTCTACCATCGTAATCATCATCGTAGTAGTAATCTACATCTTCAGTTCCCTCAATTTTTATTAACTCATAGCGAGGATTTCCGTTTTCATCGAATGTTATTTCAGCTTTTGCAAATCTACCAGTTGTTTTGTGAATGGTTGCAGGTGGGTCAAAATCATTTTGTTGGGGAGCATTATAAAATTCTATCCAAAAATTATTTTCTGCTTCTTGTTCTGATGGTGCAAAGAATGTTGGTAACTCTGAATGTGTATCTGTTGGAAATGGGATACTTCCTGTCTGTATTCCTATTCTTGGATTGTTTTCAAAACTTACAGCCGTAACTACTGCAAGTTCATTACCACCAAAATTTAAAACTAAATTTGGTTGTAAAAAATTTTGTCCATTATTAGGGTCAGCGACTGGGTTATCAATAAAAGTTTTTAGTTGAGTTAAATTATGATTAGGATTTACAAACTCTAATTCTAATTCTGTATTATCTGAATTAGTATTTATAACCCTCATATGACTTGTAAGAGGTTTTGTAAAATTGTAAACAATACTATAATAACCTGTATCCAATGCGGTACTTCTGATTTGCATTTCAGGTCTTAACAATATATTTGTTTCAAGCGGGTCATCACCTTGATTTAATTCATATTGAATCATACCAGTCAACGATTCAACTAATTTATCAGCTGAGTACATGTGTGCTTCTGTTTTACAGAATGTATCATAATCAGATGGTTGTAGATTTACTTTTGTAAAAGTTGCCCCATCGTTTATTAAGTTGTTAACATCTTCTAAGGAATATACTTGCGCACTATCTACAGGAACCTTTGAGGTAGTTAAAATATCTTTATTTTGAAATCTATTTATTGCCATAATTACCTTTAACTATCCGATGTTTCTGCAGCATCTCGCGCTACATCATTAACAACACCTTGTACACCACCAACAAAGGAATTAGTACCTGAGTTATTATTTGCTGGGTAGAATATTACTGGGTCTGAAGGTAATGGACAATTAACCTCAAATACACACTTATCACCCATAATGTAAACACCATCATTAGCCGAACCAAAGTTAGATGTTATTTGATACAAATCATTTATTTGTAATGCCGAATTAGGAATTGTTAACTCTAAAACATGCATAGGATAAAATGGTTGGTCTGAACCAAGTACTGTGCTACCCTCTGTTTTTACACGCTTTCTATTTTCTTCATTAGTTCTTCCAGCTCTCTTTCTCATAATAGCTGCATATGCTCCTACAGGTGAACCACCACTATGCCCTATTCTAAAACTAACTACTGCTCTAATGAAAAGGTCTCTTCCTGAAGCTTTTAATTCTTCAGTAACTCTATACCCATATTGGTCTAAGTCGGGTCCGAACATTTTTTTATCCCAAGCAAGTTCTTTATGTCCTTTAAATGTAATATAACCATCGGTTGCACTTCTAACGCCATCGTTATGATAACTTATACCACCAAAGTGAGTATTACCAAAATCTCTTTGGCTATTTGAAATTTCAGATGTGTTTATATATCTGTAAGAAGGTGCGTTTGGTGTTAATTCATATCTTGCACTAAATTCATCTTTAGGTTCTTCTTCTTCTGAACCTCTTACTGACCTTAAAGATTGGTTTTGTGCTTTATAAATCTTCGCTTCATCTAATCTGTTTTGTTCAATTATTTGACTTTCAAATTCAACAGGCGTTATGATTAATTCGTTTGATAGTTGTGGAATAGTACGTTCATATTGTACTTTATTAAACATACCAATTGAACCTGGTATTCTTTTAAATCCAAACTCATCTAACCCATTTGCTATATCTTTTTCAGATAGTGGATAAGACACAATTTGATTTGAACTATTACGTCTTATTTTACGATAGTTTTCAGATTCATTTTGAACTGTTATGTTCAACTGATTTGCGCTATTACTTGGTGAATTATCTGCTGCCATTATCTAACCACTTTAAATATAAACCCATCGAAATATTGTTGATTACCAGTTCGGTCAACTCTAAATTCGAATTGATAAAATCTTTCAGGTTGTAATGTATTAAATCTAAAATCAAAGAAGTTTCCATTTGAATCACAACTAACCTTTGTATAAGTTGTATCGAATGGAATCAACACTAAATTTGTTTCTACATCTCTAACCTGGTAATAAGTAGTTGTGGGTAGATATTTAATTTGGTTATATGGTGCTGAGTTCGTAAAACTTCTTTGAGGATATGTTTCTCTACCAACAACTCTCAATTTAGCTCTTGATAATTCTTTATATTCGGTTTTGAGATTCTTCATATATAATGTAATATCATCAGCCGTTAGTTCTGTAAGTGAACCTGTTGCGAATGATGAATCATCCCACTTAGCTTCTAATGTAGGAACATATATCGTATGAGTATCATTTGAGAAGAACTTTGATGAACCATATTTAGTAGAACCACTTTCTTCTAAAACAGGTCTTTTAATAAGGAATCCATCATTAGGTCTACTCCCACCTAACATATCTTGTACATATGCAGTAACATCTACATTTAAGTCTGATGTTGATTTTGTAAATGATTGAGAATATTTATCACCATGTAGTGATGATGTGTACCAAGTTGCTCCACCTGAATTTTTAATGAAACCGGCTTCACTTATCTCTGGCGAATCCAATGAACCTGAATACTCTATTTTAAAATCATCTATAGAACCACTTTTTGGTGAGCTTGATGTATTATAGTATGTATATGCGAATATATAATCACCATTTACTGCTGGTGTAAATGATATTGATTGTGTTGCGTTAGCAGTATATGATGATGTAAGGTTTGTTATACCTGTTCTTAATGGTAATCCATTATTATCATATATTAAGAAATCTATCTTATCAAAATTACCTGGTGTAATTGATGCTGATACTGAGTATTGTAATCCGGCTTGCAGATTTACTGAGTATTGTGCATCTGCTCCGCCATCATCAGCGTATAAATTTAATTTAGATTCGGATGCGAACATTCTAACACTATTAGTTAAAGAATCATTTACTCTATTTCTTAATTTGAAGTTACCTTCATTTTGAGTAAAGGTTTCCCATACTATTAGGTTACCTTCTTTTTGATAAACATATACTTCATCAAATGTACCTGTTGTTGAAGTACCATCACCACTCCCATCAAAGAATGTAAATCTTAATTCATGCTCCCCAGTTACTGTAGCACCCAAATCAAATGATTGAGTAGATGATGCTGTTATAGCACCTACCATACCTTCGTAATCACCTTGATTCTTTAAAACCCCATTAGGGTCTTTAATTCTAAATGTAACATCATCAAATGAGTTAGGGTCTATTTGAAATTGAACACCATATGTAATCCCAGTTTGTAGATATGCTGGGAACACTAACGTAGTTCCAGCAAAGTTTGATGCTGATATAACTAATTGTTCGTTAACAAGGGATGTGAATGGTGCGTTACCATTAAAGTCATTAATAGATTCTGTTAGAAATGCCGAACCACTTCCATCTGCAAATGATTCGTATAATACAACACCACTCTTTGGAGTTGTTTCAATATCTTTACCATTAAGTATAGCTACAGAACCTACACCCCATAAATTATCTGTATTTCTTCTTTCCCAACTACAACCATTTGTGATATTCGGAGAATTGTTATACTGACCCATGCCTTCAGACCAACTCTGTGAAACGGGATATACTTCTAATGTATATTCAGATTGTACTTCACTAGAATCAATTGATGTTAAGTTTAGTTGATACTTAGAAGAAGTTGGTATATCACCTGCCACAATTGATTGTGATATATCTGCTAAATCAAATTGTGTAAGTATTCTACTGTTACCAGTCAATACAGTATTTGAATCTTCATCGAAGAACTTGGTAACTTCCAACACTTCATCTAAACCTGTGTTTTGAGCTTTACGAGTATTTAACTCATAAATTGTAGTATCTTTTTGTCCGTATATTCTATAAATCATACTATATCCTCGTTTAGAATTGTTGTGTTACAACCTGTCCTCTAATATCTTGATTAGGAAACTTCACTTCAAATATAGATGGGTCTTTAGGTGGATATATAATACCACCCTTAGTCGCATTTAATATACTATATTTGTTTGATGAATAGTTTCCGTTAAATTTGTTTACTATCTGTAATCCACCTTTTCCATCTCTATCAGGTCTTACTACAGTTTGTACACCATCTACCTTATCAATTTCAACATAAATTTTCGATAAATTAATTGGTTCATTAATTCTCCAATTATCAATATCAAAATAATCCTTTAATCTATCAATAACTCTTAATAACACCTCATTAGAGTTAAATTCTGGCATAACTATGATTTCAAAGGTACATCCTATGTTTACTATATGTGCATTTTTTATGTTTACTGCATCTGTTAGTATTCTATGATAAGAAATGTAATTTTTTAAATTGTATTTAGTTGCAGCATTGAGATGTGTTAGATTCTTTGTGTTATCATACCCACAAGTATATAAATTTAATGCTAATGGATTTGGAATCTCAGTATTGATATACTGCCCATCTTGCTTAGATTGTTCTAATTGATAATCTTGAACTAAATATGCTTTTGCTACTGACCCGAATTGTGGTGGAAGAGAGTAACATCTCATTACATAATCTTCTCTAGTTACAGTTCTATTTTGTGCAGCAAAGAATGCCATAGCATTCTGTCTAATTTCTTCTTGCGATTCTGTAGTCTTACCACCAACGGCAGCTGATTGATTTGAACAAGCTAATGATTGTCTACAAAACGATACTACATTTCTATTTAGATTTATTTCGTTTTTAAATTCAGTATTGCTTGATATTACATCAACCAAATCATTAGCAGGAACATTATCTATAATACCATTACCAACTAAGTAGGTAACAGTCAAAGTTGTATTTTGTGGTGCTACCCCATATGTTTTTGTATATAAGAAGTTAGATGGGTCTAATGATGAATCTAAGTTTTGGTGTTCTGTATAAAGACCAGAACCAACATTATCAGGATTAGGAATTATTTCTTCATCTGCATTTGAAGATATACCTGCTCCAAAACAAATTTGTAAAACTCCATCATCTTCAAACTTAGTTACATATCGTTTAGGAACTCTATTTAATTCTAATAGGTAAGGAGTATCACCACTATACTGATGTAAGTATGTTGAGTTATCTTCGTTATTATCTATTTGTTCAAATACAGTATCTTGTGCTAAATAAGGAACTCTTGTCCAAGTATCACCATCAGAATCTTTTATACTTTTTACTCTAATTAAGTTATCTTCTTCAATTTTAATTTTATCATAAATCTTTGGTGCGGTGAATGTAAAGTCTTGTGTCTTTTCTTTACCACTTGTAGCTTTAACCTGCTTCTTTAGTAAGTAGTAAACAGGTAGATTTGTACTTTCATCAATCTGATAAACTGATACTTCAGTTGGACTAAATGATGATGAGAATGAAAAATCAATTGATGATATTGTTGTAAATTCTACATCAGAAAAATCAGTAGAACCTATTATCATACCTTCACTTAAAACCATAGCATAATCAAAATCAGGTTTTACATCATCACCAACACCAGTTGCTGGTACTAATTGAAATACATCCATTGTTACAGATGCTGGTATAATGTTTTTTGGTTTGTATCCTAATGAGTTTACAATATTAAATAAGTTTACATTCTCTTCTGCTGTACTTAATAGAGATTCTCTTAATTGTGTATCTGTATAAAATGATAATACATCACCTACATATGATGCCATTTCCATAAACATCATACCAGGAGATGATTCGTTAAAATCGTTAAATGTATTTGGGAAATAATTTTTAGAAAACTCAACTAAGTTTTTTCTAAATTCACCAAAATCTCTACCGATTAACGATACATCCTTTTGTACTAAATCTGATTTCTTTTTGTTTGCCATATCTTAAACCTATTCTATTGTACTTCCAGCTGAATCATAAAACACTATTATTTGTTGGTTCGCACCCTGCTCTGTAACTCTAAACCTTAATTCAATTTTTACAAAATTTCTATCAGGTTCTGTTTGAACATCTATATTGTCAATAACTATATAAGGTAACCAAAATTTGATATCTTCTGAAAGAGTATCTGAAATTCTTTCGTTCAAGTCTAAATCTATATTTTCAAAAAGCAAAGAATACACATCCGACCCGAATTCAGGTTGAAATGGTCTTTCACCTTTTCTGGTCAATAATAGATTCTTTAGATTAGATGTTGCTTGCTCTTCTGTTGTATAACTTTGAGCAAATAATCCGTTGGGTTTACCGAATGGTAATTTGACACCAACTGCTACATCTTTTTCAAAATCTATTGGATTATAGAAAAACGTTTTTCTTTCTTTAGCCATTTAACTATCTTCCCTTTTTCTTATCAATCGCTTTCATCAATTGAGAATAATCTTTTGTTATAGCACCCACCACATTAGCCACTTCAGGATTAGATGTATCAACAGGTCTACCATCGATATCTTGCGTTGGTGCTGTTACCATAGAACCACCCTGCACAAATCCTTGCGCTTGATTGGATGTATATGGATTTGCATCTAAGTTTCTCCACTCACCACTTTGAGCTACATCATTTAACATTTCATTTAACATTTCATTCTTAACAAATGATTTTGGTTTAGATGTTTTTTTATTTTCTTCTATTGCTAAAATCTTACCCATATCAATTTCCAATGGGTCTACTTCAACCTTTTTAGATTTGATTTCTTTTATAATCGGTTTCTGAGAATTCTTTATCTCTTTAAGCATAGGTTTTAGTTCTTCACGAACTACCTTTCTTACGATTACTTCTAATAATTGTGCTAAATCTTTTGCCTTCATAATTTCTGCTTTATATATAAATATTAAAAACTTTCTTTTTATACTAGTCCAACCCAAGGTTGTGGCGATGGGAATGGTGGAAGTGGTGTTATTGGTGTTCCAGGTGTTACTAATTCTGTATGTAAACCACCAATTGTTGTTAAATGAATTGTAAATGCATTTACTAATTTAGTAGCAAATGGAATACCATATGGTATCTTTTGTGGTGCATGTGTAAATGCTTTTAACAACCCCGCTTTAAGTCCTGGCACTACTCCACCATTGTTTATGATATGTGTTATCGGTGCAGGTATTCCCACCGTTCCAGTTGATAATCCAATATTAATTGGGTGAAATGGTGTTGGGGACATTTTAGTTTGCAACCAATAGGTTGATGTTGTTTGGGCCCAATCTGAAAAATGATTTAGTTTAGGTCTACCTTCAGATTTTTTTATATCATCTAAAGTTTTTTTGATAGCATTTTTAATTGGAGTGTATGGTTTCGGAGCGGATGGGCTTGGCATATAACCTAATACTAATGGCATATTACCCGGATGAACAAGTGTATTGGCAGTTTTTACTGCTTTATGATACTCCGATGCTATCTTCTCTGCAATTTCATCGTGAGTTTTTTTTGATGATGTAGAATTAAGATAGTTACCTACTGCTGGTATGAATGTGGGCCAAAGTGCGGGCATAATATTATTGTTTCATTTTTTGTATATCACTCAATATCTTAGAAACCTTACTAGCATTAGTAGCAGGTCCAGTCGGTCCAACACCAGTCGCATATGTTGCTTTAGCTGATGTTAAATCTGTTAACTCACTAGCTAACTGTTCTATTAATGTGAATAGTTTATCCATTTCCATCTGCCAACCGGGTGTTGCGTTTATGATATCTTTCTTTGCAGCTATAATAATATTTTCTTTTCTAGCATTTAAAAATACCCTATCCGAATTTAATATGATTTGAGGTTTGTTGTACGATGATGGTTTATCTGCAGGTCCAATTCCTTTTTGAGCTGGTGTTAGTTTTATTTTTTGTGATGAACCTAACCATATAGATGAAAGGTCATCATTAACATCTTCTATAATAAATTTATTGTAAGAACCACCACTCTTTCTACCATTAGATATAATTGTAATTGGGTCGTTATCTGTAGATGAACTCCACGATGGTTTCTCAGTTGTTTTACTTCCTTTAGGAGTATATCCAAATCTCATTGAATGTCCAAATCTACCTTCTAAAAGAACATCACCAATGAATGGTTGAATTGAACCTATATCAGTTCTTTCTGAAAACCCTGCTCCTAATTCAGAATCTCCACCACCACCACTTACACCTGGAATACCAGCGGCAGCTGCTGCGTATCCTGCTACTGCCCCTGCTGCTGATAGTAATGTTTTGGAAGTTGGTAATGCGTTATTGTGAGGATTTTTTTGTATTGATACTGGGTTGAGGTAATAATATGTTGTATTAGAATTTCGTTTATCGGGTGAAGATTCGCCAGATGCACCCTGCATTATAATAACAGTTTCACCAATCAATGGAATCCTTCTCATAGACATATCCATTGGATATGCTTTTATTTGTTGGTTAACTGTAGTTTGACTATATGCTTGAATAGCGTATAATTCATTTACATCAGTATCTTTAAGATTTATTCTTTTAACAGTAGCTACTGTTATCTTACCTTGGCGAGCCATTAATCTTCTCCCTCTTCTGTATTACTTAGGGCATCAATCTTATCATCGATTTCTTTTGCGTTTTCCAAAAGTTGTTTCTTCTCATCTTCGGATAAAGATAATCCACCTTCATCAGATGAGTTAACATCTTTCAACATTCGTTGAACAATTGCTGCTAACTTTACAATCTGCTCATCGTTCTTAATTGATACTTCCATATACTCTTTAATCAAAGGAACAATCACAGTCGCATCTTGTAGATTCTTTACTAATGGTTCTAATTGTGCGATAAGAAGTTTTAGTTGCCTATCCTTCTTTTTAGAATTGTTATAAACATCAGACATAATATCTGCAAATGTTTTTCCTTTAAATAATTCAGTATCCTTATCCATTACTATCCTTTAATTTATATCTTAGAGATAATGAGCCTTTTTGATTATATTCGGTATATAACTCTACATAAATACCTTTTAGTTTACCAACTACTTTTGTTATATACTGAGTATGTACACCCGTTCTCTCCCTAATAAGTATGTAGAGTGCCTTCTTATTGTACGAATATAAATCATATCTGTTCTTAAATAATTCATTTATTGAATCAGCTATTGCTCTATCTCTATCTTTTAAAAATATTTCATACAAATGGAAATCTATGTATTTTGTATAGTGGTCAATAAAATCTGATTTTGCTTCTTTGTTGTTTTGGTCTACAATCTCATTTACTATATTACGAGAACTATCAATATACTTTACTTCAGTTTTTGATTTCATCCTAGCGTAGTTTGCGTTATTCTCATTGAATAAATAATTTCTTGCTACTACTGTGAAATAGGAAAATGCTCTACCATTCTCACCATTGAACTTATGAATCTTTTCATTCAAAAATGCAACTACACTTGCTTTCACATCTTCATATGGTACATCAAAGTAATATGTTTTATAAGTGTGGATTACATTCTCTGCTAACTTATCAAATGGATAATGAATGAATCTATTATAGATTTTGTTCTTTAGCTGGTTATCATCACAACCATTATATGCGTTGATTGCGATTTCGGTGATTTTGGTAAAATATCTTTTACTCCTTTTTCTTCTTTTTTTAGGCATTCGGATTTATTTCATTGTTTAACTTATCTAATGCGGTTTGTATTTCTTTAAACACAAAACCACTTTCATCATCAGCTTCAAAAGAACCAATTCTATCTACTTCTTTCATTCTAGCTAATGCTCTTTTTACAGAGGTCTCTACAGAATCCAACACTTCATCCTGCTCTTCAATACTATCTTCTAACTTTTCAACTTTACGGAGTAAGTTCCATACTATATAAAGTAAGATAAATATTATTACCAACGGTAAAACTATGTGTTGTATTATTTCCATATTAAGCCTCTTCTACTTCACCAAATATAGATTTAAAATCAATCTTCTCTGGCATTTTTACGTTTTCTAATTTTTGTTTCTTAGCTGGTCTACCACCTACATTCTTTGTAGTAACTTCACCTTGCTTCATCTTCATCCATCTTTCGTTTTCGAATCTAGCCGCCATAATATCAGCTTGGTGCATTACAAATGGTAATCCAGTCTTTAGTGCGTTATCTTTATTATATGAGATATAATATTCTTTATTAGCTTCATCATATAATCCATCAGTAAGTTTGATACCTATGTATTCAACTTCTGAGATTTTGATTCCGAAATGATTCAACATCCAAACTGTTCTATCATTCAGATTCATCCAATGCATCGATGGGTTGGTTTTGTAAATCTTTCCTTGATTCTCAACATGCCATTGTGAATCATTTGGAATATACCAACTCTCATCAGCGTTACCAACTTTACCTAAGTCGTGGTGAAGGGCTGTAAAGATTACAGTTTCCTTATCGTATCCACCATCACCGATTCCTAACTCAGTATGTAAATCAAATACCTTAACTGCGTTTAGAGTAACTCTAAGTACGTGGTCAATGTATCCACCAGCAAATGCGTTGTGGAAGTGTTCCGTTGAGGATGCTGGGGTTAGAACGATTCTATCTTCAAGATGGTCGTACATCTTATTAAGAGATTCCAATCTCTCACCTGTAAAGGTTTGGTTAATTAATTTTCTGAACTTCTCGTAGTTCTCTTTGATTTTATTTTCATCTAAAATATGTACCATAATTTAATTTTTATTTGTTAACTAATTGATTATCAATGTGTTGTGATGATAGTGATAGTGTAAC